CAGCATTGGTGGCGGCATTTGGCGAGATCATTGAAAGACCCTTATTTATAACCTCAAACTGAAAGGTAAAAGGACTTCCTGAGAACCTCATTGTGTGGATACTGCTGTCGGTGAATATTAATATTTCCTGCCTTGTCTTGATCGCACCCACAATGAACGATCCAGCAGTTAACGTAACACCGCCAGCAGTATTCGTTGACGTTGGAGTCCAGTCAAAAGGGTTTTCCTGATCACTAAATCTCACCAATAACGGGTCAATGCTGCTTCCGCCCAAGGGGTTGCAGCCAAAACATATAGTATGTCTGTCATTTTCCGAGACCATCGTTTGGAGAGCCAGTATAGGCGCACCCACTGCTCCTGAGTTGTCAGACAGAGCCTCGGCTCGTGTGTTCGTGCCAGAGCTTTCATCCCAGTAATATATTCCACCACCACGGACGTTAAATATCAGATCGTCCCCGAAAGTGTCCTGCGAATACAGACGCAACTGATTTCCTGCACTGATTGCAGTAGAACCGCCCCAGCCTCCAGCGCCCCATGTGCCTGCTCCAAATCCTGATGCGGCAACGTAGGTATTGAGTCCGGTGTTTATCTGGTAAGCGCCGACAACGGATGACCCGCCGTTTCCTGTATCTGACGAGTTAGCAGTAACAGTATTCCCGGATGTGTCCTTGGCTTCTACCGTGTATGAGTTTCCGTCTATGACTGTAGCTATCTGATATTCCTGATTCAGAACAGCGGCAGTAATATTGCCCCCAAGAGTAGTTGCGCCAGAAAACGTAACGAAATCATTGGCAATAGCTCCGTGATTAACGTCTGCAACAGTAAGAGTCGCATCTCCGTTCGATGCGGAGAATGTCACATCTCCAGCAGCCGTGGTTTCTCTGATTGGAGTAACATCGTAGAACGCATCGCCCTCGTTGACGTAAAATTTCAGAGTTGTGCCAACACCAAGATACTTGATTGCAGCAGCAGCAACCCAGTCAAGCAGTGATCGGGATATGCCAAGGAAGGTATTAATAGAGTATTTCTGCCAACCGCCTATTTGCTCGGCTCTGCCTTTTCGGAAACGCACTTTGTCGGAGTCGTACCAACCAGCCCCAGCGGTAAACTGGGTGCCTTCTTTGTCAACTCCGGGCTTAAACTCGTATTTGACTAGCATTACAAATCCAAAAGATATCTGTTTTTCATGTGTTCAGCCTTGATAAGAGACTTGCTTTGCCCCTCGTACTTTACAGCATGATGGTTTTTCAGAAGCTCAGCGCATAACCACTTATCGCCTACTTTGAAATCGCCCAAGTATCGTCCGTATTTGCCCTTCTCCCTCGTGCAAACAATTACTTCTTCTGCGCCTTCAAAGAACTGCTCGACAAACGCTTTGGCTGCGAGGCCATACTTCTTCTCTTCTTTATCTCTTGTACGAGATTCGGGTGTGTCAACTCCGTATAAGCGAATACGACCACCGCTGCCACGAATCCAAGTATCCCAACCCAAATCCACAGAAGCATCTATTGTATCCCCATCAACGACCCTGACGATCTCGCAACGGTACTCAAACATATTCCCCTGTCCTGATTATATCCGTCAGTTCCAAGGCTCTACCACCAACCTGCTTTGCCCACCTAGAGTCTAAGAACTCAGTAGATGCTCTGGCGTAATCACCCTCTTCCATAGCTGCTATTGCGTTCTTGAATCCCCTAAAGCGAGTAGCGCCAAGGTTGAAGAAGATGTTTATGATTGCCTCTCTTCTCACATCATCAAGATCGCTGAACCAAGCATATTCAGAGGATAGCTCTTTTATGCAGCGTTCTATATCGTTCTGCAAAAGATAGTCTACCTCATCATCAGAGAGGCCGATCCCAGACTCTGGGTCAATGTTGCGACCAATGCCGATTGTCCAATGCCCGGCAGGACACTTATAGCTGACATGTCGTCCATTAGTAATCACTTCGCCTTCGTGGCGTTTTAACTGGTCTATTAGTCTTTGCATTTTGCTCACTTCTGAGAACCGCCGTAGAAGAAGGCAGCGCATGTACCCAGTATGCCTGACAGTTGGCCCAGTACGAGCGAGATAATGGTCTCGTCATTCTGGTCATGAGGCATGATGGTTACCGCCATTACATAAGCGCCATATAGCAGGAGAGCCAGTATGCAAAAAACTTTCGGCGTTAAATCGCCAGAAAACTTGCTCCTTGCATCTTTGCGGTCTTCGACCTCTGTCTTAAACGACTCTAGGTCTATCTCCATTTCTCTAATTTTGTTCTTGAACTCTTTGTCAGCCTCTTTGAGAATCACCGCTTTTTCTGGCTCTTTCTCAATCAAGTCTTCAATTTCATTCGCTGTAGCGTCTGGTATACCCAGCTTTGTGGCCGCCATCTTGACAGCCATTCCAGCCATTGGGCCTCCTGCCGCACTGGCTATAGTGGGAGCAAGAGATTTTAGTAGTCCGCCTAGTTTCATTTGAACAACAACACCATTTGAATAATGAGCCTTAGATCAGCTATCGCTTTTGTCCACGCCTTCGGCGTTTTCCTCCTCAACGATATCGTCAATGGTGTCGCAGACATCTGGGACTACCACCCCAGTTGTAGCAGACAGGGCGGAACGACCAACAGCCCTAACGCCTTTGTAAAATTGGGAGCAATACAACTCTTTGTTATCTATGACTTGTTGTACAGAAGTACAGCCCCCTAAAACCGCAAAAATCCCACAACTAATTATCAGCTTCGCGTTCAATTTCATCAGCAATTTTCTCCAACTCTCTACGCTCTTCATCAGTCAATACCGCTTCATAATTCGATTTCGACTGTCCCTTTATAAAAGCTTTCAATCTGTCCCGATAACAAGACATGCTGTGATCAGCAAGTCTGTCCATCAAGCCACCTCTGTCTTTCTTCTTTACCTCAACGCTTGGGTTTATGTGGTCTTCTCCAGAGTTACCGAAATACAGCAGGGTCTGTGAAGATGAGGGGCCATAGAGGATGCGTGGCACTCTTGCAACCGCATCGCTACCGTTTACACATGATATCTGATTATCAAGCTCCATCGGCTTCTTAAAGCCTTTCAGGAATGTATTTGGCTTGCCGAATGTAACTAAGCTTACATTGCTATGCTTTTTATCCAGTTTCGCCGCAGATATCTCAGCCAACGCCCCGCCAAGAGAATGACCGCATATAAGCAGGGGTTTGTTGAAGTCGATATGAGTCAGTATTTCTTTCCACACTGAAGCATGCTGTATGACAAATCCGGCGTGACATACCCTGCCTGCGTAGGGTACGGGTATTGCTGTTATGTCAGCTATAATATCGTTTATGTCTTTTTCTGTTCCTCGGAACGCAAGGATGTCCATGTTTTGACGTTTGGCAAAATATGCCGCAGCCCCAGTCCAGCCACCCCCTATTTTTACAGCATCCTTGTTCTTTTTGTTGTATGCCTTCATGGCCCAAGTGCAGGCAGTGTTTAACACGTTGGTGTTCATCGTTATTTATCAGCCTTGTTTTCTAGTCTCTTAAATATTGCGCCCAGCATTTCCTTTATGTCTCGGATGTCTTCTCGGTAGTCATCCTTAGCTACATACTTCTCTGGTATCTGCTTCATATCAGAGTCCATTCTGTCTAACAAAACAAACACGCGATTGACCAGCCATCCACCACCAAAGCTGACTATGCCAAGAAATATATTGAATCCCGTCTGAAATTCCATCATTCAACCGTTACGCTAGTAATCGCCATAACCACCACAAAGATGACTGTGAATGTCCCTAATATTGCAGCTATGTCGATCATTGCCGCTCTTGATTGCGCTTTCTGTTTGGCCTCGGCAATACGCATATTTCGTATTCTGCCCCGCTCTTTAATCATGTCGTGCCAGAGATTGGCGTTACCCGTCCAGTAGAACAGGTCTTTAAGTTCTTTCTCTAGCTGCTCTGCTTTCTTCTTCTGTAGCGTTATCTCCAGAGCCTGACTCTCAACAGACTTTCCGCCAAACAGTTTTTCAATCTTGCTTGGGTTTGTTGCTTTCTGCTCAAGTACACTGACCTCTTCTCGGGCATCCCAGAACTTACTCAAAGCTCTGGTCATGTCACCCAGTTCTCTACCCTCGTTTACCGCCGTCTTCATGAAGCGGTATGCAGAGGCGCATATCTGTACTGCTGCTACGATCTCTGCGGCCATTAGTAGATTTTCACCCCGTCTTGAGTCGGGTCTACCAGTATTGGCTTGCAGTATGCTGTGATTGCTGCGGAGGTACTGGGTGAACCTCGTTGTCTTAGTTTTGCGGCAAAGCTGTTACAGGTGTCGATACTACGGAAGCACATAGCCTCACGACAATCATCGTTGGCTACTTCAGCACCACCTATCGTCATTATCAAAACAAAAACGTGAATCACTGCTCATACTCTTACCAATCGCCTGACCAGTGTTTTAAGCCTG